AATAAAGTCTAGTGTGCTTCCGTTTGCGGCACTAAAAATAATCTGTGGGACCGATCCATTAAAAAGATTAGCCCTTTTAACCCATGAAGAAAAAGTCCACGTCTTACGGTCGCCCGCACTGCCCGGTGTGCGAGATAAATAAGCAGAGTCATCATCATTGAACCGGATCGACTGGCCGATGGTGTAACCAGCTCCACCAGCACCTGCTGCACCTAAAAGAAGATTATTATTAAATACCATTTTTATTTTACATCCAATGTTGCTATAGCTTGAACAGCAGTTGAAGTATAAACAATATAATCAACTCTATCAACGGCAGAAGCCGCTGTACTTAACGTAGGAGCAGTTCCTGCAGCAAATTTCCAGTTAGCTCCATAAGACAATGTTCTACTGCCTGTACCATCTTGAATAATAAAAATACTGCCTACTTGTCCAGCAACACAATTAGTAGGGCTTTCTAGTGTCCTATTACCTGCAAGCTGTACAGCAAAGTTTTGTCCATCATTAAAACTTACTGCAATACTCGCTCCATCTGTAAGACTGACAACATCTGCTACGGCAGCTTTACCTATATGAAGTTCTTTTCCTAAAAGGCTGTCTACTCCAATAGCAACAGCACTTACATAAATATCAGTACCACTGACTGTTCCTGTAAGTGTTCCACCAGCCAAAGGAAGATGATTAGAAATGCTAGTTGCCATTGTTGAAGATACGTTAGCAATGCTAGTTGCCATTGTTGCGGAAAGCGTAGCCACCGTTGAAGAAGTAGCCACGTTTTCGCCGCCAACAGTTAACGTACCTGCATTTAAACTAGTCGCTGAAACTGTTGCAAAGTTAGGAGAACCACTAACTGCAACAGCTTTATCAGAAGGATAAGTAACAAATACATCTTTAGAACCAGCAGAAAAGTTAACTGCTGCTCCGCCGTTTGATGATTGTAAAACAGTAGTACGAGCAAGAGTTGTTCCGCTTGCTGTATACGTACCTACTCCTACTTCCCATTCACCTACAGCAGCATCTTGATGCACTACTGAATAGAAAGTAGTATTTCCATCTCCGATAGCAGAAAAAGACTGAAAACCTGCAACGGCTCCCGCTAAAGTTAGAGTTCCGGTTCCAGTGGTAGTCGTAGTTTCTTTTACTCTATCTTTTAAAACAAGAGCCATAACAATTAATCCTTACTAATTAGTTAAGGCGAACAATAGCCGCTGCACTCGTAGCAGAAGGAATAGTTAGCTGGAATGTACCGTTAGTAACTGCTTTGTCTCCACCAAAATCATAGACGGCAATAACTTTATTACTGTTTGTTGCATTGTAAAGAATAGCGCCACGAGCAGTAAAGGTAACACTCGTAAAGCTAACATCAGAAAAATCGACAACGCCAGACGAACTTACATTCGTAACAGTAACATCGGTAACAGTAAGACCACCAGTAATATAACCACTGGCTCCACTGCCATCACTCGTTCCAGAAATTTCACCACTGATGCTGGCAATCGTATCAGGACCACCGTTCGAAGCACTTGCGCTTGAAGACACAAGAGCAATTCGAAGAGTATCCGAAGGAAGATTATGCTGTTCCAGCATCACATCTTTTTTAAAAACAATATTAATACCAGACGTAATAGCCATTTTTATTAACTCCGTTAGGGATTCAAAATTACAGTATCGTCAGGCGTCCAAGTAGCATCTGAGGTTGTGCTCGTTGTAGCCATGACAGTATCAGGACGTGCATCCTTTAAAACCATTTCTTTTCTAATAACTGGAGATTTGTTTTGAGGATGACTTTTTAAATCATATGCTCCGTCAGACTCAGTAGGTCCAACAACAAAACCAGTAGATTCAATTATACGCTGTTCGTAAGGAAAACGAAAACCACTACGGTCGCAAATGAACCAAGCTTTTGGCATTTAGTATCTCCTTAACCGTGGAACGGCTCTAAAAGAAACACGCTCTCTATCTTCTTCCATTGCTTGTAAAAGTTGTTCTTCATAATGATTTTTAAGTATCTGGCTGCGTTGAGCACTGATACCGGGACGCTTCAAAGAAAGGTAATAAGCAAGACCACTTACCAAGCAAGGAAGAAAACGATAAGGAACGTCCGCATTATCTGAAGAATTATTAAAGTCGTTTGTACGATTAACCGTCCACATACGAACAATATCTGTACTGTTCTCAGGAGTAGGCCACACATAAATATCAACATTGTCTCGTTGACGATGAGTGGCAAACTGTATGGGACGACCTGTCGTTGTTTTATCAGGTATCTTGAGATACTCTTCCATAGAAATACGATCCATCTCTATGTCTTGATTATCTCTTCGAATGATTGCTTCAGTAACCGCTACTACATCTTCTTGCAAAGAATAACTAGCAGTACCCTGAGTCATAGTTTGATTTGTAAAAGCTGTCTTCCAAAGAAGAATGCCGCGATTAGACCAATCGGTAAGTAAAAGATTTAAAGAACGACGAGCAGTTCTGCTGTCCTGACCTGTATTAGCAGGACCACCTAAATGCTCAAAGGCGTCTTGAATAATCTCATCTATATCAAGATTAAAATCTGTTGTAGTAGAAACCGCCATGTTAACATCTCCAACGCTTACGTGCTTGACGTAAACGGCTATTAGGATTTTTAGCAGCTTTAGGAAACTTTTTCATTTGTCCTGCTGATCTTGCACAATAAGACTTACGTCTTGCTGCTCGTGCTTTAGAAGGTTTCTTTTCAGTTACGGCTGTTTTAAGTTTAGAACCGGGATTCTGTCTACGATACTTAGCAACGCCCTTCTTTGTCATTCCTGCACCAGCTTTAGTGGGACGCTTGTCACCACTCTTAATGCTCATGCCTTTCATGCCTTTGCCTGTTCGTTTACGTACAGCCATTATTTAACCTTTCTATATTTTCTTACCTTCTTTGCAATTTTCTTAGGCTGCTTAGAAACTTGTTTTCCCTGCTTAGTAGCTTTACGTTTTGCACGAGTTGTAGAAGCATATTCTTTGCTACTAAGAGATTTAATTGCTTTTTCTGGAAGGTATCTTTCACCTGTAGCTTTTGGACCTTGCGTAGATGGTTTACCAGATTTGGTACGCCACTTCTGTTTTGTCCAAGCAGTTAGACTACGCTGTGACTTTTTCTTAGCCACTTTACTTTCCAGCAATAGCTTTAATTACTGCTTTGCAACGTTCTACAACTTTGTTGCATAAACGAATTAGCATGTGTAAAGGACAAAGTTTACATTCACACTTCATGATTTGTAGCCTCCTCCGGCTTCTTTGTAACGTTTGGCAAGCATTTGAGCTTTCCGAGCACTCCACTGTCCCGGCTTTCCGCCCTTTCCACCTGCTTTAATAGAATTAAACATGCGCTTTCGCATTTCGGGTTTTGTATAGTTACCAGCTTCGTTTACACGAGACTTTGGTTTTTTAGTTGCTCCACCCATAGATTTTTTAACTACTGATTTTTTCTTAGCTGGTTTCTTTTTAGATTTACCTGCAGTGCTCAAAGCAATAGCTACCGCCTGTTTTTGAGGACGGCCCTCTTTTCTAAGTTTACGTATATTTTTGGATACCGTTTTTTCAGACTTACCCTTCGTTAAAGGCATTGTCTTAACCTACTATTATTGTAGCATAAACACTTGTTGCAACAGAGACGTGAACTTTATTAGGTGCTCGTATACCTGCTTCTTCAAGATAAACATTTGAAGAACCACCAGCAGGAAGACCAGCTTTGTAAATTACAGTACCGGCTGCAGAAGCATCACGAACTACCAACTCAGTAAAAGCATTACTAGCATTAGACCAATCAATGCCACGAAGACGAGTAGGATAATCAGTAGCTGTTGTAGTTGAGTCCACATAGATAGCAGTAACATTAGTAGACATGATTTTTTCCTTTTATCTTATAGTAAAAGGGGAGCGCCAACAAAAAGCTAACGCTCCCCTCTAAGACTAGACTACTCGTTAGTTATCAGGAAGAACCCTGATTACCAACCCAGTTACGCCAATCCGACCAGCCGAAGCTGTACCGTTCACGAGCTTTGAAGCGAAGGTTTCCGGTATCGAAATCCGGTTCCATCTTCGTAGCCAGCGGAGCACGAGTAAACATTTTCGTGCCATTCGGAACGTCAGTTTTAACAAACCAAGCATTCGTATCGGTAAAGCGATGGTTAACAAAGCAACCACCCGGCATCACACCCATCGAACGAATCGCGTTAACGTCATTCGTGTTCGTAATACCGTCCGTACCTGCCGTAGCCGTCCGAGTGCTCAGATCAGAGTAGAGAACTTTCTCTGCCGTGAACTGAAGGTCCGGCGGAACATGCAGCGAACGCGGCATAGCACCAATAAGAATATCACGGTCGTCTTTCAGCTTCTGAATCGTGATAACTGCCGTTTCAAGCGAAGCTTCCGAAAGGTCAGCACCCGTCAGGTTATTGTCCTGAAGGGAGCCGCCAACGGTCGGATGCGAATCCGAGAACAACGCAACACCGTCACCACCAGCATAGTTAGCATCGAATCCGTTATTAAACACATTCGCCGCTTTAACCTGCTTGGTAGAAGCCATAGCACGAGCAAGCGCACGAGCACGAATTTTAGCAAACGTGTCATACAGATTGTCTTCCATAGCTTCTTCAGTGACAGCAAACGCAAGAGCAATCGTCTCATGCGTATACCGCGCAGTCCAGCTTTCCTGAGCCGTGTCATATTCAACAGCCGCACCTTCGGCCTTCACAGGAGCTTCACCGAAGGCAGTCATCAAGACTTCTTCTTCAAACGCCCGATCAGAGTTTTCCGTCTCATAAAGAGGAGCATGCTCATCTTCAATCGAGTTATACTCAATGCCGAAAATAGCATTAAGGCCGGGAAGAAGCTGTTTGGAAATATTTGAGCGATTAATAGCCATTTTTCCTACTTCCCTTAGTTAACCGAGAGATAAGCGTCAATGTGCTGCACGATCCGAACCAAAACCTTCGGATTAGCATCACCCAACTCATTACCCGGAATGTCATACGAACCGACGACACGAACCATCTGAGCGATAGTAGTGTCACGGGTAGCAACCTTGATACCCATGCCCGAACGACCAGTTAAAGTACTACCCGAACCAAGCGTAACCGCAAAGTTCGCGCTTTCCACATCACCAAGCGAGACAACCGCGTCAGCTTGCATAACATAAATAGCAGACGGATCATCAACAACAAAGGCGTAAGGAGTAGAATCAGCCGACGAAGTAGACGCAGGCCAGTACTTACCGTACACCGGACGATTGGAAACAGGATCAACATACTCACAACCCATGAAAACACCCTGTGCAATATCAGTGGTCGTGACGATGGGCTGAATAGTACCTGCACTTACTTTAACGATATCTCCCGTAAAGATGTCGGAACCAAAACCGTTGGCAATACGATATCGATTCTGACCACCCGAATTGGGTGAGCTACCGCGCATACGTGCAGGAGTAGCCCCATTTAGAGCTTTAGAAAGAGCCATAGCACTTTCCTCCTAACATATTAGAGTTAAAAAATTAGATCAACCATCAAAACGAGCGGATCGACCCGTGCTAACTTTGGATTTACTTGAATCGGTAACGGGAGCACGACGATCAGGACGGTCATTACGCAGACGAGAATTTACTGCTTCTTCTAACTGCGATGTACGCTTTCGAATTGCAATGCGACGAGCCTCACCATATTCTATAGGTTGTTTGGCAAGAGCTACGTCACCACGAACAATACATCCAGCTAACGATCCTGACTCCATAACACGAAAGCCACTAGCCATTTCAGGACATTCATCAGCCATCACAAATTCCCAGCCTTCACGCTGTTTGCGACCTATGTTCTGATGATCGTCTTGACCTCTAAGCATAATGCGTATCCACATTAACCCGAAGCCCTGATCTTCGAAATCGTCTTTTACGCTTTGCGGAATTGCAAGCCAATCGTCGTTTTCAAAGATTTCCATAGCTTCACGAGAA